AATCTCCCACATGGATTTGGACACCCCCAACACCTTATCCTACAGATGAAAATAAATACAACTGGGATGAAACAACTAAAACTTGGGTAGCTATATGACAATTCCACGCAATTTATCGTTTTTAGCAGATGGTGCAAGTTCTACTGGTGTTCTTAGTGTTCCTTTTGGTGGAACAGGATTAACAACCCTTACTGCTGGTTATGTACCCTATGGCGCTGGTACAAGTGCTTTAGGGTCTAGTGCTAACCTTTCATTTAACTCTAGCACTAGCGTATTGACTGTAGGGACAGGAGTTACAGGCGGTATTGCTGGCGGCACATTCTAATGTTTCAAACTGCTTTTCAAGTCAATGCGTTTCAAAATGACGCATTTCAGATTGTCATTACCCCAGTTGAACCTACAAAGTTTGGCGGGGATGACGCACCTTATACAAGGGAAGAATTAAAGCGACTTAAAGGCATTCAGAAAAAATTACGCCAGGCAGAAGAAAAGCGTATTGCTGCATTAAAAGCTGATGCAGAAAATCGTAAGCAAACTATTGCTGATTTAGTAGACCCAAAACCAGTTGCACAGAAACAACAAAGTAATATACAATCCAATCAAGTAGTTAGCGTTGATATACCGTCAAACCTAGCAAACATTGACCGATACATCGCTAATCTTGTAACACAACAACAAGACCTGCAAAACGCTGTATTAATAAGGGCTGCAAAACTCAGGCTAGAACAAGAGTTAGCAATCTTAGAAGTTAAGCGCCAAGCAGAATTAGACGATGAGGAAGCACTATTAGCACTCTTACTTTAAACCCGCACACGGAATATAAGAAAGCCTACGAACACCTCCATGCTGGTCGATTAGACGCTGGATTTAGGCTTTTTGAATATAGATGGCATCCTGAGATTATTGCTAATCAAGCACAGCCATATCATCAGAAGTTAAAAATGCCTGTATGGCGTGGGGAAAGCCTATTAGGGAAAACCATTACTGTTCAAGCAGAACAAGGCTTTGGCGACATTATTCAATATGCACGCTTTTTACCTTTTTTAAAGGTCATGGGTGCTAAAAGTGTTGTTTTATTACAACATGGTTCATTACATACTTTATTTGGGCAAATGGAGTGTATTGATACATTTACTAATATGCCAGAAGAAGGTATTGCCACAGAATCAGACTATTGGATTGGCATTATTTCTTTGCCTTATTACATAAGCCTAGCCCCAGCGTATGCAAGGTCATTATTTCCTGTTACATGTAACAAAATTGTAGGGTCTGAAGGCTATTTAGACGCTATTCCTAGCAATATCCCTAAAAAACTAGCAGTCAACTGGTCTACATCTAAAGGCCTTTTGCACTATGTGCGGACTATGCGCCCAGAAACCATGCTTGAATTAGTAGGCGATGACGCTTATTCATTTTGCCCCGAAGAAGATAGATTTTGGTCGCCACTTCCTAATGATGGTTGGAAACAAGATTGGAATAAGACTGCAAGCCATTTAAAAGCCTGTAAAGGTCTTGTAACGGTTGATACAGGGATAGCCCACCTAGCAGGCGCTTTGGGCGTTAAAACTATTGTAATCATGCCTAGAAAAGAGTTTAAATGCTGGCGTTGGAAGCATGGAACTTGGTACAACTCTGTTTGTACGGTTGAAGAAGATGAATTAGACAAAATACCCGAAATCATAAGGAGAATGTAATGCTTTGCCCAAAATGCGGATATTTCGAAGGAAACCATATTGAAGCCCAAAAGACGGATGAGGAGTTCTTTATTGAATGGTGGACTCCCACTATTGGCAAAGAAGCTGCCAAAGCCTCATGGCAAGATAAGCTAGAAATGAAAACTAGAGAAGCCCCTACAGTTATGTCTGACATACCAGGTCATATATCTATGGCTGATGGTACATGGGTAGATAGCCGGTCTAAGCATCGTGAAAACCTAAAACGCAACGGATGTATTGAATTAGGTAACGATGTGCCTATGCAGCAAAAATCACCAGAAATGAGTAGACAGTCACAAGAAGCACGAAAACGCCAAATTGCTGAATTAACTTACGCAAAACTTAATTACCGATAGGAAAAACCATGTCAGAAGAACAATTAGACCGTAGAGATTTATTAGAAGCTGCTTTAGAAGCGGCAGAGGAAGGCACTCTTGAAGCACCCATCGAAAAAGACATTGAAATGGCTGAAAAGGACGACATTTCCGAGGAGTCCGCTAAAGTTGAAACTAGCACGCAGGATAACGAAGAAACTGCCGAGGATGTTGAACCTATTGAATTTGAGGGCAAGAATGAGGAGAAGGAGGAGAAAGTAACCCGCCCATCTACCTGGAAAAAAGAATATGTCACTATTTGGGACAAGATGGAGTCTGGCGAACAGATTAGCAAAGAAGATTTTACTAAGTTTGCCGAATATGCCAACCAGCGTGAGTCTGAATACAAGAAAGGTGTAAGCACTTATAAGGCTGAAGCTGACAGGGCTAAGTCCTATGAAAACGCTATTGCCCCCTATGCCCAAGACTTACAACGCAGAGGAATACAGCCAACTCAATATATTGAAAACCTAGTTCGTGCGGAACAAATATTGTCCAATGCTGGTTACGAACAAAAAGTTCAAGTATTTCAGAAACTTGCGTCAGATTATGGTATACAATTAAATGGAAATGGACAAGTAACACAACTTGACCCATATACGCAACAACTGATGAACCAATTAAATATGGTAAATCAGGAAGTTTCAAGCATTAAAGGTCGATTTGCCCAAGAGGAAAATCAACGCTTAATGGGTGAAATTGAAAGAGTAAGAAGTGATGTGGAGAAGTTTCCGCATTTTGATGTGGTAAGGGAAGAAATGGCTCAATTACTTGAGTTAGGGAAAGCCCAAGACCTAGAAACGGCCTACAAGAAAGCCGTGCGTATGAATGATGATGTTTGGGCATTAGAACAAGATAGACTCTTGAAGGATGCTAAACAATCAGCACTCAAAGCACAGCAAGTAGCGAAGGCTAAGGCTGCTGCGGTTAGTCCAAAGTCCACTACACCTAGTGGAAAAGTGAGTAATCCAGAAGATAAAAAGGATAGACGGTCATTGATAGCCGAAGGATTAGGCGAAGCAATGAGTCGTAGGGTTTAACTAGCCAATTTTGGCACATTTTTTTAAGGATATATCATGGCATTCGCTAACTCAGCAATTACCGATATTATCGCTACCACTATTCAAAGTCGTAGCGGTGAACTCGCAGACAACTTAACACAAAACAACGCAATTCTTCAGCGCTTGAACCAAAAAGGGAATGTTCGACCCTTTTCAGGCGGAAATGTCATACTCGAGGAGTTGTTTTATGACGATTCGGCAACTAATAATGCCAATAGTTATAGCGGATATGAAGTATTAAACATTGCACCAGATAGCCCTATTTCTGCTGCCCAGTTCAAAATCTCACAATACGCAGACTCAGTAACAATGTCTGGTTTAGAGATGTTACAAAACAGTTCTAAAGAAGCAATTATTGACCTGTTAGATGGTCGTATGCAAGTTTCTGAAGCCCGCTTGTTAAACCGTATTTCTGGTGACTTGTATGGTGATGGTACTGGTAACGGTGGTAAGAACTTGGATGGTCTAGGCGCTGCTGTTGCAGTTTCACCTACATCTGGTACTTACGGTGGTATTAACCGTGCTACTTGGACTTTTTGGCGTAACCAAATTACTACAGGTGCTACATCTGTAAACATCTTGTCAAAAATGACTGACGCTGCTATCAAACAGATTCGTGGCACAGACAAAGCTGACTTGATTGTTGCTGGTAACACAATGTACTCTTACTATGTAGGCGCATTGCAGTCTATTCAGCGTATTGCTGCTGAAGAATCAGGCGCTGCTGGTTTTGCATCATTGAAGTTCTACGGTGGTGGTACATCTGCTGATGTGGTACTTGGTGGTGGTTATGGTTCACAAGAAACAGCTACATATATGTATATGTTGAACACTAACTACATCTTCCTACGCCCACATAAGGAACGCAACTTTGTACCTATCGGTGGCGAAAGACAGTCAATTAACCAAGATGCAATCGTGAAGTTATACGGTTGGGCTGGTAACTTGACAGCTTCTAACAGCTTCCTACAAGGCTTGTTGACAACCTAATAGATTGGGCGAAAGCCCTTTCTAATACCACATTATTTAAGGAAAATATCATGGCATATACCATTACCCCCCTCGCAGGGATTGATTTAGTAGACATTCAAACTGTTGCTGAACAAGCATTGAACGGTGGCACAACTCCTACATTTGGCCCATTAGGTGCAGAAGTATTTGCATCAGATGGTCGCCGTTATGTTTGGGCAGTTGCTGGTGCAGCAATTACAGCTTCAACTACTACCTGTTCTATTAACGCATCAACCTTTGTAGCTACCGCTTCTGCTGGTACTTACTTAGCACCAACAACCGCAATGGCTTCTGGCGATTATGGTTGGTTCTCAGCAGCTTCCGTTTAATAGGTTATTCCTCTTAAATTGAATATGTAGTAAAACTGGGACTCTCTCAAAAGGGGAGTCCCTTTTATTTTTTTATAACCCCCTAACCACTTAGGAGTATTAAAAATGGCAATAGAGTCCGATACACAAGGCGCAGATTCACGGTTAGCAGTCCAATTCTATAAAAAAAGCGTTAAGCAAGAAGATGCTTCAAATGAAGCAAATAGACCGATTTTTAAAGAATTTGATTTTGTAAAAATTATGATTCCTGGCGATAATTTGACAGAAATTGATACTTACGCACAAGATTCCCATAAACAGCGTTTTCCTCGTCAATGGGCACATTACCAAAACCAAGTAGCAAATCATCAAGATATTGTTGGTACACCTTTAGACCAATGGCCTCAAGTTACCCGTAGCCAAGCTGATGAATTGCGTGGACTTAAATTCCACACAGTAGAGTCTATTGCTGACTGTTCTGACCAACAGCTACAGCGTATTGGCATGGTAGCCGGTATGTCACCGCATAATTTCCGCATAAAAGCCAAGGCTTTCTTAAATTTAGCTAATGATTCTGCTGAAGTAGCACATAGAGAGGCAGAATTGCAAGCACTTAAAGAAGAAAATGCTAAAATAACAGCAGAAACCGAGGCGAAGCTATCCAAAATGCAGGAACAAATGGATGCACTACTTGTTGCGGTTGCGGAAAAGACCCCAAAAACCCGTAAACCGAAAGTAGTAGAGGCTTAATATGTCCCAAACGATGCTTCAAATGGTGCAACAGACCGCAGCCGAGTTAAACTTGGCTGTACCGTCTTTTGTAGTCGGCAATACATCTCAAGATGTACAACAAATCTTGGCTTTGATGAATGGTGCTGGCTATGACTTGCTAAAAGAATATGATTGGCAAGCACTCCAAGTGCAGTATCGTTTTTACACACAAGCAATAACCGCCAATGCCACAACTGTTAATGGTTCTACTACATTAACTTTTGAGGCAGGCACAGATTTAAGCGGTGTTACAAGCCAATGGCAGTTAACTGGTTATAACATCCCTCAAGACACTTATGTTGTAAGTGCAAATAACACTACTAAAGTAGTAGTAATGAGTCAATATGCTACAGGCGATGGAGTGCAATCAGTAGTATGCGCCCAAACTGCTTATGACCTTCCTGCTGACTTTGAAACAATTACTAACAGAACCCATTGGGACAAATCTAAGCATTGGGAAATGTTAGGGCCAGAAGATGCACAACAATGGCAATGGCTAAAGTCTGGTTACATTTCAACAGGCCCAAGAGTGCGCTGGAGAATACTAGATAATCAATTCCAAATATGGCCTGTTATGAATACCCAAGAGTATTTGGGTTGGGAATACAGGTCAAAAGGTTGGGCAAGAAGTGCTGCTGGCGCAGTTAAAAATAGCTTTACTGCTGACTCAGATACAACTGTTTTTGATGACCGCTTAATGGTTTTGTTTACCAAAATGAAGTATTGGGGCATTAAAGGCTTTGATACTACCGTTGTTTCTCAAGACTATCAGCGTGTATTGACTATTGCTAAAGCTAACGACAAAGGCGCACCTAACCTATCATTTGCACCATATCCAAGCAAAGTGCTTATTGGCTACGCTAATATTCCAGACACAGGTTATGGTTCATAATGCTATTACAGCGCCCTAAACAAAACACAGCTAAAACGGCTTCTGTACCTGCGCCTATTGGTGGTTGGAACGCTAGGGATTCCCTTGCAAATATGCAACCAATGGATGCTGTACAGCTAGTCAACTGGTTTCCTACGCCTACAGATGTCACTATGCGTAAGGGTTATACCGTATCGTCTATTTTGACTACTTCTACAGGCGTTAAAACAATTAGCAGTATTACTTATGTAAGTACAAAAGCTACTTTAACAACCGCTACAGCACATGGCTTAACTACAGGTGCTTATGTGTCTATTAGTGGCACAACACCTGCGGCATATAGTGGTGTATTTAAAATTACTGTTACTAGCACTACTACCTTTACTTACACAATGGCAAGCACCCCCGCTAACAATGCTACTGTAGTAGGAACATATTTAAACCAAGCTACTACCCCTATAAACACTTTAATGAATTACACCGAAACCAGCAGCTATAAGCTATTTGGGGCGGCAGGGACAGACATTTGGGAAACTAAAGCTAACCCTGCTGTTAAGGTATTTAGCGGTATTACTAGCGATAAATTGCAATCAGTCAATATAACTAACACCGCAGGTAAGTTTTTAGTAGCCTGTAATGGTGTAGACCCTGTAATGATTTATGACGGTACTGCATGGTTTTATGTGGCTACAACCACTACTGCACAAACAATTTCAAGTATTACAAGGGGTGGAACAGGCAATTTAACTGCCACCCTTACTACCGCTTCTGCACATGGATTAATAACGGGTAATCGAGTTACTATTTCTGGTGCTACTGAAGCCAATTACAACGGCACTTATGTTATTACAGTTACTGGGGCAACTACTTTTACCTACACAATGGCTACTGCACCTGCCGCTAATGCAACTGTTGTAGGAACTTATACAACTATTGGTATAACTGGCGTAAACAGTAATACATTTATTGGTGTTAATTTATTTAAAAATAGACTTTATTTCACACAAAAAGATAGTTTAAGTTGTTGGTATTTGCCAGTAGATTCTATTGGCGGTGCAGCTTCACCTCTTTATTTTGGTTCTATTGCCCGTAATTCTGGTTATTTACAAGCTATGGGTACATGGACATTAGATGCTGGACAAGGCGCAGATGACTATGCTGTGTTTGTAACCAGTATGGGTGAAGTTATCGTTTATAACGGCACAGACCCTAGTACGGCTGCAACTTGGGCTTTAAAAGGTGTATGGCAATTAGGTCAAACTTTTAGCCGTAGATGCTTCTTTAAATGGGCTGGCGACCTTCTTTTGCTTACCCAAGACGGTTTAGTGCCTCTTGCTTCAGCGTTGCAATCTAGTCGTTTAGACCCTAGAATTAACCTTACAGATAAGATTTACTTTGCAGTTTCTCAAGCAGCAAGTTCATATTATGCTGAATTTGGCTGGCAGATTAACTATTTTGCTGGCGAAAATATGTTGATTTTAAACATTCCAATTCCCAACGGAATAGAACAATATGTAATGCACACTATTACAAAGGCTTGGGCTAGATTTACCAATATTCAAGGGTATTGTTGGGAAGTGTCAGGAGATGCCGATATGCACTTTGGAAGCAATGGATTTGTAGGTATTTTCTATTCAGCTACATCTGATGATGAAAACAATATTACCGCAACTGCACAACAAGCCTATAGCTATTTTGACTCGCCTGGGCAGTTAAAACGATTCACTATGGTAAGACCAATCCTACAGTCTACAGGTGGCGTACCAAGCGTTTTATGCGGTATTAGCGTGGATTTTGACACTCAATCCCAATTAGGCGCTGTTTCATTTAACCCAAACGCCCAATCAGAAAGTGCTTGGGATAAAGCAAAATGGGATGGAAATGTATGGGCTGGCGGTCTTATTACTACAAAGATTTGGCAAGGCGTTACAGGAATAGGTTATACAGGCTCTGTAAACCTTAATGCCGCTAGTCAAGGAATTGAATTGCATTGGGCTTCTACTGATTATGTAATGGAGGCTGGAGGCGTTGTTTGATATTACTTAATCAGCAAAGTCTTAAAGATTGGGCTATTGAACATAAAATGCCCGTTCCGCAAGATGCACATTATTTAGGTCAAGTATTAGATGGACAGATTAGGGCAGTAGTAGTTTATTGTGGTTTTTACGGCAAATCTTGCATGATTCATGTAGGGTCAGAAGGGCAGCATTGGGCAACTAAAGACTTTCTCAAAGAAGTTTTTAATTACCCGTTTAACACCTTGAAATTAAAGGTTATAATTGGCACAGTTGCAGGGAGTAACACAAAAGCCCTAAAACTAGACCGACACCTTGGTTTCAAAGATGTTGCTACTATCCCTGACGCACATGACGATGGGGATTTGGTCATTTTAGAGATGCGCCCAGAATATTGTAAATGGGCATGAGGAGATAGTAATGGGTGCAGGTTCAACATTTACGCAAGGTGCTAATCCTAATACGGTTAATCCGTATGGCGGAACTACTAGTCCTTATTTTGGCGCTGCACAAGCCCAAACTTTAGGCAATCTTGCTGGCGCACAACAAGCAGTTCAAGCTAATCGTGTAAATCAAGTTACCCCTTACGGAAACCTTAATTACACCCAACAAACTGACCAATACGGCAATCCTACATGGACAGCCACACAGTCTTTAAGCCCAGAATTACAAGCCCTTACACAATCTTCATTACAAAATTTACAGTCTAGTCAAGCTAAACCTATGTATGGCATTAATCCTGGAGAAACATACAGCGATGCCATTATGCGTAGATTACAGCCACAAATGGCACAATCCGCAGAATCAAATACGGCTGCATTAGCTAATCAAGGTATTGTCCCTGGCACACAGGCTTATAACAATGCTATGCGTACATTCCAACAAGGTCAAAACGATTTGCTGACAAGCGCACAAATTGGTGGCATGAATACAGGATTACAAGCACAACAGTTACAAGGTACACAAGCTGGACAAATTAAGTCTTTAGCTACGCCTAGCTTTATTAACGCACCTAGTCAAGCTGCCGTTTCAGGCCCTGATTACATGGGTGCTTTAGCTACTCAAACTAACGCTAATATTGCAGCGCAAAATGCTGCATTAGGTCAAGCTACAGCTAATACTGCTGGATTGTATGGTTTAGGCTCTGCTGGTATTTTAGGTCTTGCTGCTAACCCTGGATTAATTTCTAGCGCTGGCACAGGAATTAAAGATTTTTATAATTATTTAACTGCCTAATATGTTTAAAAGCAAACATTCTGGTTGGACTTATGACTTAAAGCGCACACCCTTTGGTGGTGGCGGTGGTATTGGCAACGCTTTTGGATTAGGCGATGCTTTAGCTTCTATTGACCCAGGACCTGCTATTGGTAGTGGTTTAGCTGAAGTAGATAAAGGCGTAAATCAAATACCTGGTGGTTGGTACACAGTAGGTGGTCTTGCTGCTGGTGGTACTGCATTAGCTTTTGCCCCTGAGTTGGCTGCTGCTGCTGGCCTTGGAGAGGGTGCAACAATTTCTTCTGCTGCTGGTCAACAAGCATTTTTTGATGCTTTGGCAAGCGGGGCTACAAGCACAGAGGCTATTAGCGCTGGCGCTGCTGTTGATGCTGCTGCTGGTGGTGCTATTGGCGCAGGCACTAACGCTGCATTGCAAGGCCCTACTTATGGTGAATTAGGAATAACAGGCGTAGAAGGTGGCATGGCAGGCCCTACTTATGCTGAAATGGGCTACACAGGATTAAATAGTAATGAAGCTATTGCTGCTGCTGATGCTGCTTCTAAATCTAGATTACTTAGTGATGCACTTGGCAATGTTAAAGATGCAAGTAAATTATCAAATTTATTAAAACAAGGTGCTGGTTCTGGACTTACAAGTTCTTTAGGGAAATTAGCACAAGGCGCAAACCCACAAGGTCAAGAATTAGGCGCAGCAGTTCGTGGCAATCCAAATCCTTTTACTTTTTCACCACAGCAACCTATTCAAGATGCTAAGCCATTAGATTTGGCTTCATTAGCTAATTTACTAAAGCAGGGATAATCATGGCAGATATAACAACAGACCAACAATTTTTAGGGCAAGACCCTGAAGTATTAGGTTTACAGCGTCAAAGGGCGTTAGCTAACCTATTGACAGGACAGGCTTTTAATCAACCACAAGGTCAAATGATTAGTGGTCATTATGTTCGCCCATCTGCATTACAACAAGCATTGCCTATGATTAATGCTGCTATTGGTGGCTTAACTAATGCTAATTTAGACACAAAACAAACTGAATTGGCTGCTGCTTTGCGTGGACAAAAAGCTGAAGCGTATACAAAATTCCAAGAATTAATGTCTAATCCTGCAACTCGTGGCGATGCCATGAAATATGCTGCCGGAAATCAATATTTGCAACCATTAGCCCAAGAGTTAATGAAAGGCATGAAATTAGGAGAAGGCGAAAAATTTGTAATGCCTAATCTTGGTGGTGGTGCGCCTGTTGAATTGGCTACTGGTGGTGCTAAATATCGTGCCCCAATTCAAATTGATACAGGCACAATGATTGAACTCCGTGACCCATTAGACCCAACTAAAGTATTGCAAAGACTTCCTAAGTCACAAATGCCAACTGCCGGTCAAGTATTAGAAACAGAAAATGGCCCTATGCTTGTAAACACTCGTACAGGTCAAGCAACCCCAGTTATGGCTGGTGGACAACCTGTTGTTGGTGGAAAGCCTTTGACTGAAACTCAAGGTAATGCTACTGCTTTTGGTATTCGCATGAAAGAATCAAATAACATTATTAATGATTTAGAGAAAAAAGGCGTAACTAATACTGGAGTTGTTAGGTCTACCATAGGTGGAATTGCAGGAATGACCCCTTTTATTGGTGAAAAATTGCAACAAGGTGTTCAATCAAGTATGAATGTGTTGCCAGGCGCATTGGGTGGCCCAAGTTCAGAACAACAACAAGTAGATGCTGCCCGTAAAAACTTTATTACTGCTGTATTGCGTAAAGAATCTGGCGCAGCAATTAGTCCTACTGAATTTTATACAGAAGCACAAAAATATTTTCCACAACCTGGCGATTCAAATGAGGTTATGGCACAAAAACGCAATGCTAGAGATACCGCTATTCGTGCTATGGAAATTCAAGCAGGCCCAGGTAAACGCCAAATTGAACAAGCAAATGCGCCTAAAAAAGTGGTTAACTTTAATGATTTGCCATAAGGATAAGACATGGATGTTTTAATGCCAGATGGCACTCTTGTAAAAGATGTCCCAGAAGGAACAACCAAAGCACAATTAGAAGCTAAATTAGCTGGTTCTGTTGCGCCTAAAACAACGCCAATTACTTCTGATGTGCCATTGGTAGCTAGTCAGATGCCTAAACAAGTGCCTGTTGCAGAACCTAAAACTACAATGGCTGACAAGTTAAAAGCGCTTTATGAAGTGCCTGCAACTATTGGTAGTGCAATGGTTTCTCAGCCTGCATCAATGATTTATGGTCTTGGCAGAGGTGCTGTACAAGATATTAGCCAAGGTAGAATGCCTACTGCTGAATCTAGGGATATTAACTACAGACAAGCTAGAGAAGCTACTCAATTCCAACCTACTTCACCTGCGTCTGTAGGTGCTTTAGAGTCTATTGGTGGTGCTTTACAAGAAGCAAGAATACCTCCTTATCTTGGCAACATTGGCATGATTCCATCTGCTATGCAAAGCGCTGGTGCAGTTAGACCAATGGTTAATCAAGCCATTCAAAATATTACTCCTGAAGTAAGAACAATGGCACAAGCGTTACGCAAAGAAGCCCCTACAATGGCTGGCGTAGGTGCAGCAGAAGTTCCTGAAGCAGTTGTAAGGGCGCAAATGGCGCAGCAATTAAGAGTTCCTGTAGAGTTAAGCAAGGGTCAAGCAATGCGTGATTTAGGTCAGCAAAAGTTTGAAATTGAAACTCCTAAAAATTTCCCAGAATTAGGTAAACCTTTGATAGAAGCCCAAGCCAAGCGCAATGACGCTATCTTGCAAAACTTTGATGCTTTTGTAGATGCCACCGGCAAAGAAACCTATGGTTTGCGTGAAACTGGTCGAGTAGTAGATAAAGCGTTGGTAAATTCTGCAAACAAAGCTAAAGCAGACATTAATAAAGCATATATTGCAGCTAAAGAAGCTGGTGAAACTCAGCAACCAGTATCTTATGCCCCATTAAAGGCTTATATTGATGAACAGACTCCTACTGTTAAGCGTAAATTAGCCCCAATTATTAGCGCAGTTGAAGAAGAAATAGCTAAAAATGACCCTAAAAACAAAACAGGTCAAATTTCTATTAATAATTTAGAAGATATTTACCAGTTTATTAATAAAAACTACGAACCTGGCACAGTAGGCGAAGGTCATGCTAAAACCATGAAAAACCTTATCAATCAAATGACTGAGGGTCAAGGTGGTGAGTTGTACCAAGAGGCACGCAAGTTGCGTACAAAGTATGGTCGTGAGTTTGAGAATGTAGGCTATGTAGATAAGTTGTTACGCACTAAGCCCGGCACTACCGATAGGTCAGTAGCATTTGAAGATGTATTTGACCATAGCATTTTAAATGGTTCTTTAGACGATGTTCGTGCTATTGGCATGACTTTAAAGAAATCAGGCCCAGAAGGACAACAGGCTTGGAAAGAATTACAAGGTCAAACTGTTGAATATATTAAGAAAAAAGCTACAAATACCACAGATAAAGATATTTACGGCAATCCTGTAGTAATGCCTAGACAACTTAAAACTGTAGTAGACACGCTAGACCAAGACGGAAAATTAGATTATGTATTTGGTAAAACAGGCGCACAGGAAATTCGTGATTTGGCTGCCGTTACTGAAACAGTAAATGCTCCATTAAAAGGTGCTGCAAACTACTCTAATACTTCTAGTGCAATTATCACCGCACTTGATAAAATAGGGGGTATTCGTATACCTGGCGTTAGTAATATAGCCGGATATGCTGCCAAAAAAGGCAAAGAAAGCGCTTTAAACAAGCAAATACAAGAGTCAATTAATTACAATCCTATGGCAGAAGCATTGAGGAAAACAAAATGAGTAGAAACGGTAGCGGTACATACAACCTTCCTGCGGGTAATCCCGTAGTAACAGGCACAACTATTACAAGTAGTTGGGCTAATACTACTATGCAAAACATAGCTGACGGACTTACTCAATCAGTAGCTTCAGATGGTCAAACACCTATGTCTGGCGCTTTAAACATGGCAACAAACGATATTAATAATGTTGGTACACTAACAGCCTTAACAGGCATATTTGGCGGGACATACTAAAATGGCACAGACAGGATTTACACCCATATCGAATTACTATTCAGCTACGGCTACTAATGTACCTACGGCAGGTAATCTAGTTGCTGGCGAACTTGCTATTAATACTGCTGACGGCAAATTGTTTTATAAAGATTCCTCTGGCGTAGTGCAAACTATAGCTTCTAAAGCAGGAAATGTAAATGTTTCTTCATTTAGCGGTGGCTCAACTGGTTTAACCCCAAATACAGCTACTACAGGAGTGGTTACTCTTGCTGGCACTCTTGCAGTTGCCAATGGAGGAACAGGATTAACTTCAACTCCTGCTAATGGCTCTTTAGATATTGGTAATGGCACAGGATTTACTAGAACAACTTTAACTGCTGGTACAGGAATATCTGTTACCAATGCTTCAGGCTCTATTACGATTGCCAATACTTCATCTGTAAATTCTAATCAATTAGCTAAAGCATGGGTAAGTTTTGCTGGTTCTACTGGAACAATATCTTCATCTTATAATGTTTCTTCTGTAACTAGAGTTTCAACAGGAATATATTTAATTAGTTTTACAAGTGCTTTGGCTAATGCTAATTACGCATATACAGCAACAGTTAGTCGTGGTTCTTCTTGGGCATTAGTAAGTGCTAATACAACTTCAGGTGCGGCATCTTTAGCACCAACAACCGCAGCATTTAGCATAGCAACTCCTTTATATGATTCAAGTGCTTATACTGACCCAACCTATGTATATGCTGTAGTGTTTAGTTCATAAGGATAAATCATGTCAAAAGTAATTATTTATACAAATTCTAATGGTGGTGTATCTATTACCATTCCTACTGGCGAATTGTCAATTCAAGAAGTATTAACAAAAGATTGCCCAGAAGGTGCAATTATTGTTGATGAATCAGAATTACCACAAGGTGATGATGCCAATTATTTTGATGCTTGGGTATTAAACAATGGTGTTGTAACTGTTGATTCTAATAAAAAATTAAATATTATTAATAAAAAACAATCTGCTATTGATACAAAGGCTTCTGCACTAGCAAAACTAACCGCATTAGGTTTAACCCAAGATGAAATAAAAGCGTTGGTAGGATAATATGAATTTTACATTTACCTGGATATTGGATAAGTTTGGTTTACAGCCAAAGATTACCTTTACTGAAACACCAAAGCCTGTTGTTAAAAAACCTGCCGCCAAAAAACCAGCACCTAAGAAAACTGTACGAAAGAAAACATAATGCCTAGCCTAACCGACAAAGAAATAGAAGATATTGTTGAGAAAGTAACTGAAAGAGTTATTGAGAATGTCTACACCTCTGTCGGTAGGTCTGTAGTTACTAAATTCTTTTGGTTTATAGGTGTTGCAGCAATAGGCGTTGTAACTTATTTAGCTGGCGTAGGCCATATAAAGGTGGGCTAACAATGTGGACTACGGAATATCAGAAGGCATTAAAGGACTTTCAAACAGTCTTGACGCAAGCAGAGATGCAAGTAAAAGCCTATCTAAGTCTATTGAAAACATACAGCAAGATGGATTGGATGTCGCCCAAAAGCAAGCCAACGAAAGACTCAGACTAAGGCGAGAAGCTGAAGTAAAGAAGGAACGGGCATTAATTAAGGCTTTAGACTCTTGGAAGCACAAAAAACAAATAAGTGACGAAGAAGCAAAGTTAAAGATTGATTTTGTAAAGAAGTACGGTGCTAAAGAGTGGGAAGCGGTGCTAAAGATAAAGTTAGATATAGAAAATATGCAACGCAAAGACAATGAAGAATTCCAGCATGATTTAAAAGCAGTTAGACGGGTTCAAGTATGGTGTTTTGTTGCTGCATTAATTGTTACTTTGTGGCTTAAATTTGTTTTAGGAGCTTTTTAAATGTTTCCATTAGGCGCATTACTAGATATTGGCGGCAAGCTAATTGATAAATTCTTTCCTGACCCAGAACAAAAAGCTAAAGCACAGCTAGAATTGTTGCAGATGCAGCAAAATGGCGAATTAGCGCAAATCAACGCTGATATTGCAGAACAACAAGAATTAACCAAGCGCCAACAAGCAGATATGGCTAGTGATAGTTGGTTATCTAAAAACATTCGCCCATTGACTTTAATATTTATTTTAGTGTTTTATGTGGTATTTGCCATGATGAGTGCTGGTGGCATTGACACAAATCAAAAATATGTAGAATTGCTAGGCCAATGGGGGATGCTAATTATGTCGTTTTATTTCGGCGGTCGTACCTTAGAAAAAATTATGGATATGAAGAATGGCAAGTAATTTTCAAGAATGTTTAGATTTAGTATTAAAGTCTGAAGGTGGCTGGGTAAATCACAAAGATGACCCAGGCGGTGAAACAAATCTAGGGGTCACCAAGGCTGTTTGGGAGGAGTATGTAGGTCATCCTGTAAAGACCATGAAAGACCTCACCAAGGACGATGTAGCCCCTATGTACGAACTTAAATACTGGAGGCCTTGTTATTGTGAAGTATTACCTAGAGGACTCGATTTTGTTGTCTTTTCAATGGGTGTTAACGCAGGGCCAGGAAGAAGCGTTAAATTGCTTCAGCAGTCTATTGGCTGCGTACCTGACGGAGTTATCGGCCCAAGAACAAGAGAACTTATTTCCGCCAGTAATAGTGCAAATCTTATCTCAAAATTCTCTGAAACTAGAAGGGAATACTACCGTTCATTAAAGACTTTTCCTATCTTTGGTCGGGGATGGCTCTCAAGGGTTGATAAAGAGGAACAAGAAGCCTTAGATATGACAAAGAATGGCTAACGAATACGCATTACTTTAGCTTTTTTCATTACCATTTCGTATTCTTTTCTAGCATTGTCATCTAGTTTGCGTAGTGGTAATTCTTGGTAATACTTCCATTTAGTTAAATACTCTGGCAATTCAGAAGGAGGAATCCAACCTGCTAGTTTCCATCGTACCGTTATGTCTGTACCTACAGGGGTATAAATGTAATCGTTATCCATTATTTATTTTCCATGTGAATTAAAACCACAATCACAATCATTATTGACCAAGCTATTATTCCGCTTAATGCCATAGCACTTATAAAAATAGTCATTTTTTACCCCTTTTTTTAACAGGCGTATCTATTGTGGTTTTATAGTTATTCACAGCTTGTTTAAGCATTTCTAAAATGCCGTACTGCACCAAAATAGCTAGGCCATCTTTATCAAAATGCACCATTGCGTCTGCTGACCCATCTTCGTGTTCTTTTACAATTTCAACTTGGATTTGCATAAATTCCTCACATCTGCTGGTGCATTACTGGGAAGGTCGGTACAAGCAAAAACCTCTGTAGAAGGTACGGTATGCGACCACATTAAAAACATAATTGCTATAAACCAAAATACCGCTATGAATAACTTAAACATATCTTTCCTCATAAGTCAGCCAAGGCTTTTGCTGCAACTCATAGCCAAATATGTAAAACAATGGATTAAAGTTAAGCACAATGCGTCTTTTGGCTTCTAAAGAAGTGCCACTAATTTTTAGTATGCTATCAATTTGACTAGACAGCTTAAACATATCATTCTTCAAAGAGGTCATGTATTCCCATTTCTTCTTTAGATTTAATAGATTTTAAGTAGTTTTTGAGTGCCTTGTCATCTTCTTTAAATATCTTGTTAAACATGCCCCTGGTTGGGTGTCTGACTGTATGTTCTTCAAATCTGCCATGTAGGACATAAAAAGAAAACGCCCTACAAGCCCATTCATACTCCTTACAGTCTAACGCCTGGTCGCACTTGTCGCATGGGGCTTCCCCCTCAAAAACTCGCCTAATATCCATTATGACCAAGGCTTTTCGTTATCAGCCAATTCTTCAACTTGAGGCCAAACATTAAGGTGATGCAACATTTCTGTTATGTTTTCATCGCCAATGTAAGCGTATTCTATTTCTTGGTTATACCCATACAAGTCAACTGAAGTATTGCCAATAAAAACGCTACAAATGTGATACCCGTCTTTTTCCATGATATTCCCCTTTAAAAATTCAGTTTCTTAAAGTTTCATGCACTTTAATATAGGTATAAACCCTAAGTGTTGTATTTGTGCAAATATATAAATATTTATATAAATGGGCTGTATTTGGCAGTTGCTGTCAATGGGCGAGAAAGCCGCAAAATTACCCAATTACTGCATCCTACATTGACGGCTTAACGCCCAAAATAAGAATGGGCGGTTTATAAACCTTTAACTGGCAGAAAATGCACAGACCCGAATAAGGTGAGGCGACAGAACACTCCGTGATGTGTTTGGTTTGGCAAAGGGGATAGCCAATCTGCCGCCTCTTGATTAGTTTAACCCAGTTTTAAGTTTGTATATTTTTAGTAAAGCCAAGAACATTTCATACCCATCCCTAATGTCTTGTTCTTTGTGTTCGTAGATTGCAACTTCATTAGTAGTGCCGTTAATGTAGACATTGGCGCATCGTGCAGAAGGGGCTAAAACCTCTCTATAAGCTGCTAATTGTAGGGTATGCTCTAGGTAGGGTGTTAAGTCACCAGGGGATTTCTCCGTAGTTTTGAAGTCAATTACAACCCCATTAAAGTCATGGCGTGGCTTGCAATACAAATCGCATTTACCGCCATACCCTTCTTGGTTAACTAAAGACTGTTCAGGAATCCACATCTGAACCCCAAAATGGGCTGTTATGGCGTCATCTACCTTTCGGACATACGCTGGCATTTCCGGCATATATTCTTGGTTGTAGAAGGCTTCTATAAAGTCATGTATAAGAGTACCCCTAGTCATGGCTTCTTGGGACTTTTGCTTGGCTAAATCTAATATTCTGGCAATGTAATCTTTTTCTTCTTCTTGCAGACCCCTTGGGTTTTCTGCGGCAGCTTTTATAGCTTCAGATTGCAACCATGTATTAAGGCCATTTTTTGATAATTGGCTATTAATTGTAGATACGCTTGCGACAAGTGTACCTGGGTTGGCTTTGGCATCTCTGAGTGTAGTGTTTCTTTCTTTACCGTTTTTGCCAATGGTTGTATAGCGTGGCGCACCTGTTTTGGCGCAATACCAATGTTCTGACATATGTTTCCCCTTATGTACATTTAAATACACATTTAATTAAGTAACTCTAAAATTGAATCTCTATCTGTTGTATTTAAACAACAGTCAGCACAAGTTTGTATTACATCCCTAATAATGGCAGCTAAGTCATTAACCTCAAATGATATTAACTGCCTTTCTTCATCTACCCCAAAAGGTTCTGTAGAAATGGTAGCTTTATCTTTAATAACATCTTTGATATGACTTAGCATGGCTATCTCCTAAAAAGGTAGGTCTGAATCTTCAATAGTGTTGCGCGGCAACTCATCACTACCTTTAGCAGTAAATCCTTTAGGTTGTTTTTCTTTGCCAATAGATACGCTAAAAAACTTGCCTTTAGGGCCTTCCTTAACCCACGCAGATAGATAGTGTTCACGGTTATTGACCATAATACTGCCTGTATAATCTGGGTGATTTTGGGTTTCTTTTCTGTCATTTTTGAATAGCGAACCGCTACCCTCTTTTGGAATGTAAGCCATTAAATTTCCTTTGCTTTTACTACAGGTTTAGGTGACGAAGCGGCATTACCATCATCGTCTGCTTGTACTACTCCTACTACTGCTGCTAATGCGTATCTACGCATATAAGTTAAAGCTGACCCAGCGCCTTGTGCGTCAGGCTTTGTAACAGGTACAGACATCTCTTGACCAATCCATTCACCAGATGAATGGGAAAGTATGGTGTTTAATGACATACATCCTTCAAAAAACTCGCCAGGGAATTGCATAACACAGAGGCCGTTTTCAGCCAATAAACTGCGACAAGCATCCCACACAGACTCCAAATCAGCGTACTTACTTTTGAAAAAAGGATTAGCAGAGTCTTTAACAGCATAGGTTAGTTTCCCTTGTACGATTGATAATGCTTTTGCTAAGTTAGCAATGCTTTCTGATTGCATCATTTTGCACCTCCAAAGATTGCGCCAAAGTCATTAATAACATCACGCAACAACGGGTTTACATGGTCATTGCGTTGTTTCCAGCGATTAGGTTTGCCACACGCTTGACGAATACAATCTACTTGCGCTTGTGTAAGTAGTTCGCCACCATATTCCATGCAGTCAAGTGCTTCTTCTAAAAATTCTTCGTGTTCTAACATTAGTTGGTTTAGTTCACCCATTTAAATCCCCTTGAATGGCATAGCAAAATTGCTATATAAGAATATTAACATAAGAAAATAAAAAAAGCAAAGTCTATGCAAATAAACAACATTTAAGTTAAACTTCGTGAATGGACAAACATTTAAAACTTTCAGACACAGCAATTATTGACCTGTTAGGTGGTACGGCAAAAGTAGCTAAAATGTGCAAAGTAGACCCAGCAGCCGTTTCCAACTGGCGTATTAGAGGTATACCTGGCGACAAATTTATGCTTTTAGGCGCAAGAATAGAAGAAGCTAGTCATGGGTTAGTTACCAGACAAGACATCTTTCCTACTAATTTTTGGCTAATATGGCCTGAGTTGCTTAAAAACAACGCCTTTGGAAAACAAGATGAATAGAGTTGTTTGTTGGTTTAGTTGCGGTGCTGCTAGTGCCGTAGCTACAAAATTAGCTATAAGTCAATTTGGGGGGGGGAATTACGAAATTGTAATTGCCTATACAGAGGTAATTGAAGAACACCAAGACAACAAGCGTTTTCTTGCCGATTGCGAAAAATGGTTTGGTCAAAAGATATTAATTTTAGGTAATGACCGCTATGAAAGGTCTATTTATAAGACTTTTGAAAAGTCAGCTATGAATATTAAAGGTGCAAGCCCATGCACCCGCAAGCTAAAAAAGGATGTTAGGTTAAAGTTTGAAAAGCCTACAGATATACAAGTATTTGGATATACGATGGAAGAACAAGACCGCTATGACCGCTTTCTTGACGCTAACAATATTGACGCTATAGCCCCGTTGATTGATAAAGGCCTTGGTAAGGTAGACTGCTTGGCAATGCTTCAAAACGCTGGCATAGAACTGCCTACAATGTATAAGTTGGGTTATCACAACAATAACTGTATTGGCTGCGTAAAAGGCGGTAAAGGCTATTGGAATAAGATTAAAGTAGACTTTCCAGTACAGTTTGA